GCCCGACATACAAGACTCACCTGTAGTCACTTACGAATCATCAATTAGTGGATGCAAATTCTGTAACCTTGAGTGAGTAAGTATCTACATGCAATACTGAAAGCCTGAAAAACGATAGACTGAAATGTTTAGGATATAAAGCAACATCTTCTTCTATCATCATGGAAACCGAAACCATTGAAATCAATTGCCAAACTTGTGACCACCAAACTGTCGAGGTATACAACTTAGACACTCATGAAAGTTATTATGAGTGCGGGTGCTACGAACCGGAATACAACGAACAAATTATTCCCGAGCATGCATACACAGACACACCACTGAGCATAGACTCAGCAGTGACTGTTGTTAGTGCAGATGAAACTACTACTTACCGAGTGCTACATGAAGAGTGCCACCCCGATGGACTACAGTGCTGCGGTGCGTGCTTGAAGTTGAATGGTTTTGCTGACATGGAGTGATTGAGATGAGAGAGATAAGCAGACTAGCAAGCAAGGCATTAATGAACCATGAGAAGTTTAAGCGAGGGAACACAAGAGTAGAAGTAGACAGCGACGGTGCTGCTTACCTGAAACTTCATGGTAACACTATCGCTTGCCATGAGGTTGATGGCACACTCAAGATTACCAACTGCGGTTGGTCTACAGTGACAACCAAAGACAGACTAAACGCACTGCCTCATGTGCATATACAACAGCGAAACTGGGATTGGTTTCTTAACGGTGAAGAGTGGGATGGTGATTGGGATATTGTATACAACCCTAACCCAACTGGTAAGCAGTGGGGTCGTATACCAAAGACTGATGAATCAAAGGAGGAGATACAGTGAGTAAGCATTTCCCACCATGGCATAGAGTCATCGTTGAACATTCAATAACGGGTGAGTTGTTAGACAAACCTACAGTTACCTACATCAAGTCGAGAGATTTTGATGAGTGGCGTGATGAGATGAAAGAAGAGGGGTATGCTTTGCAGGACATGGGTGTATACGAAACCCTAGTCCATGCACCCCACAGCACTGAAGTCTTGTGTTATCCATTATGGAAACTCATAGAGCAAGATGCTGAGTATATAAAGCAACAGAATATAGGAGAGTGATTGATATGAAGAGTAAGAAATTAGTAACCAAAGAAGTAATGCGTAAATTGATTGACAAGTTTTGTGAGGTTCATGTAGATAGAGTGCGTGACCACATCGGCCCGAATGCGGGTGATGCACCATTCTTTGAAGGTCTATACAAGCGTGAAGATATCCCTGAAACTTTGTATGTAGAGGCTGCTGAAAGATTCTACAAATACAGAAAGACACAGATACCACAACTAATGGAGTGGTGTGGTATACCTTCTCATGTAGATGTTGATTCATTCCTCAAGGACATGACTGCTATCGGTGTCAAGGCTAAAGCCAAGGCAGCAGCACAGAACAAACTAAGAAGTGCGTTCAAGTCTTTGTTCAAGGATGGTAAGAAAGCAGCCACGGCTATGGATGCTATGACCTTTGATGAAGAAGTCATGAAGATGTGCCTTGAGTATATGCAAGAGCACTGCTCAGGAGATACCATCTCACAGCCGGATGAGTTGAATGTATTGTATCAAGAAACACTTGCTTCATACATAAAAACACAAGCATCTTTGCGTGAGGTTATGACAGTCAAGGCTGAAGTCTATGAGGATGTATGGTATGGTAAGAATGATTCAGCAAGGCGGTGGCCTAAGAAGTCACGAAGAGTATCGCTTCGTTTCCCTAGGCATGATGCTGTCAAGGATGAGTTGAAGTCCTCGCTTGGCTTCCCTGCTATCAAATGGAACGGAGAGTTTTGGTCACTCACTTACACACCTGAGACACTAACCGACGCTGCTACTATCTTTGAGAAGCATGGATTCTTTAGTGAGCAACTACTTACATTGGCAACCAAAGCACCAAAGCCTGATACATCCAAGGCAGTCACTGACCCTGCTGTGTCTGCTACTATCGAGGCTGATGTTCTAGTCCTCAAGTGGCCGTGGCTCAAAGACGCTGACCTACGACAGAAGGTTATGAGCATTGTCAAAGGAGTCATGGGTCGTAAGTGGGATGCTTCTCGCAAGGCGTGGAAAGTTCCTGTGTCTCAAGCAGCATTCCTTACTCGCAGACTAGATGGAATCTATCAACCATTGTCCGACGCTATCGCTTCTATAGATGGAATGGGTGCAGTGGTAGAGTCACAGGCTGAGCGTATTGCACTATCTTCTGCTGCTGCTTTGACTGACCAAGCGAAAATAGATGAAATGAAAGCAAGACTATCCGAACAGTTCCCCGAGGGTAGAGAGTTGTATCCCTTCCAGTATGTCGGTGTTCGCTTCTGTGAGTTAGCCGGTGGTCGTGCTTTGATTGGAGATGACATGGGTGTGGGTAAGACTATCCAAGCCCTGTCGTATGCAGCACTACATCCTGAGAATCATCCTGTCCTAGTAGTTGCCCCTGCCAATGTCAAATACAATTGGGTCAAGGAGTTCACCACATGGTTACCCAACCTCACAGTTGAGGCTGTCAAGAATGGCAAGTCCGAGATACCACAGACTGATGTAGTAGTCATCAACTATGACCTCATGAAGAAACAACAACTTGCACTTGAAGAGCGTGGCTTCAACATAGTCATCTTTGATGAGTCACACTATCTTAAGAATAGTAAGGCTCAGCGCACACAAGCGTCACTATCTGTGGCTAACACAAGCAAGGACATCATCTGTTTGTCCGGCACTGCTATTACCAACAGACCTATTGAATTCTTTACCACACTCAACCTACTCAGGCCAACTGAGTTTGGTAACTTCTTTGCCTATGCTAAGCAATACTGTAATGCTTCACACAATGGTTGGGGTTGGGATTTCAATGGCTCATCCAATGAAGGTGAGTTACATGAGAGAACAAGAGCCTTCACTATTCGTAGGCTCAAGAAAGAAGTCATGGAAGAATTGCCTGACAAGATTAGACAAATTGTAGATGTCATACCTACACCAAAGGAGATGAAAGAATACAAGAACGCTCAGGCTACATGGTTGAATCAATATGCTATGCACAAAGAGTATGGTAGTATTCCTGCGGGCTTTGTCTTGAACATGCTTACTGAGTTACGCCACCACTGTGGTATCCTAAAGATATCAGCCACTGCTGATTGGGTTCGTGAATACAGAAATGTCACAGGCAAACCAACCATTGTCTTTGCTCATCACAAAGATGTAGTCGAAGGACTTGTTGATGAACTGAAAGATGAGTGTAACATTGGATTGATTACAGGTAGTGTATCAGCAGACAAGAGACAAGAAAGAGTAGATGCGTTTCAGCGTGGTGACATTGATGTTATGATTTGTTCTACAGTAGCAGCCAAAGAAGGACTCACACTTACCAAAGCAGACACAGTTGTGTTCATTGAAAGAGAGTGGTCACCTGCGTGGGAAGAGCAAGCAGAAGATAGAGTCAATCGTATCGGTCAAGATGCGGAGACTGTTCACGCTGTGTATCTATCTGTCAAGGGCACTATTGATGAGAAGTTCAATTCGGTAGTCGAAGAGAAGCGTGAGGTCATACAGTCTGTGCTTGATGGTGGAGACATCAATGAGCGAAAGGGTATGGCTAATGCATTACTGAAAGCCATGGTAGCAGCAGGTGACATACCTGAGACTGTAGTGAGAGACTTAGGACTTTGAGGTTTAGTATATAAAGCAGAATTAGAAATATGGAGTGAAGAAAAATGGAATCGAAAATAATTGTTAGACACATAGCGTTTGAAAGAGAGAATGAACAATATGATGCTGCGAGTATCACGGTAGATGATACAGCATCCATCAAGGAGAACCTAGCCTTTGCATACAGGTGGACTCAGAACATACACGATAGTTGGTCTAGGAACATGGAGCATGACGGACATGAAAGAGTTACTTGTTTAGTAGACCTCACAGGTAGACTAGGCTTACGCTCTACATCTGTTGGGGATACTATTACTATGATACATGAGAGTGGATTCGCACAAGTGTATCGAGTAGCGAACATTGGATTTGAATTGATAGAGGAAGGTGAAGAAGAGTGAGTGAGATAATACTATACAGTATAACCTACGAGATAGATGGTAAACTCTACACCACTAGGTCGGACTATGACCACTCATGGCTTTGTGACATAAGCATGGATGATTTAGTATTGATAGAGGAAGGTGGAGAAGAATGACTTGGAGTAAAACAGAAAAGAAGGAATACATGAAACAGAAGAAGGCTGCCAACAAGGTAGCGTGGTATGAGAACCTAAAGGCGGGCATGGAATCAAACAATGTTCCATGGCGCAAGCAGTGGAAAGGTGGTTCAGTCATGCCTATGAATGTCGTGAGTAAGAAACATTACAAAGGTGGTAACATAGTATCACTATGGTTTTGGGCTATGGGTAATGGTTACACTGATATGAGATTCGGCACACGCAACCAACTGAAGAAGTTAGGTATGAGTATCAAGGGATTGAAGAATGGTGAGGGCTGCCTGATTAAGTTCTTCAAACAATCCACCTACACCACTAAGGACAAAAAGACCGACGAAGAAGTTACACGCACAGGCTACATCACCAACTGGTGGGAGGTCTTTTGCGTGGAACAATGCGAGGACTATGAAGCACCTAAGACCTCGCCTGAAACCATGATAGTCACTTCCCAATCGGATATGATGAAACACTTTAACGCATTCGTAGAGACTCAAGGTATTGACCTAAAAAGGCAGGGCAATCAAGCGTTCTATAGATTAAGTGGCGACCTGATTCAACTACCAAAGACCGAGGACTTTGAGACTCCTTTGGCTGAAGTTGCTACATCTATGCATGAGGCTATCCACAGCACAGGTCATCCAAAGAGGTGTGAGCGCAACTTAGCCAATAAGTTTGGTAGTGCTGAGTATGCCTTCGAGGAATTGGTTGCCGAATTAGGTTCACTTATCCTCACCCTATCACTAGGCGGTGAGTTCAATCCTCATGAGTTACAGGAAGAGCACGCTAACTCCCAAGCATACCTGAAACATTGGTTGAAGGCTTGTGATGAGCAAGACAGCGCACTTGATAGAGCATTCAGTCAAGCACAGGCAGCAGCAGACTTCGTTCTTGCTAACTGTTCCATACTTGAAGAGGTGATTGCATGATACACATAGACAACTTAGACGGTGAAGGAACTATATTCATGTCTACTGATGACGGAACACAATCAATAGGCCATGTCGAAAAAGAATATGCAAGCATCTTACAGGATGTCCTTGAGTCATACGACTGGTATGTAGAAGAATTCAAGCGGTTGCGTGAAGATATCAAGCAATTGATTGTGAAGGTTGAAGGTATGTCTACAGGATATAGAAAACCCATAGTGAAAGCATTGAAGGAGATGATTGAATGATTAAACGAGAAGTATTACACATAGGACTATGCAAAGCAAGACATAACATCGTGACTAACGATAATAAAGAGGTAACCGAATTCTTCTTTGAGAAGATAGAGAACCCTCACGATTATCTACAGATAGAAAAAGCAGCATGGGATAAGATAGTAGCGATAGCACATGCTGAATTTGATACAGTTTACATTTATGTTACAGGTTTAACTATGGCTTTGACAAGCGTGTTGAAAATGTTTAGATTAAATTGGGATGACTTTCAAACCATTCAGTTAATGCATTATGATAGAGAAACCAACACATACAAAGCCCAATTATGGAAATGACTTTAGACTTAGTATATAAAGCAGCAATTTATTAGATGGTGATAGAATGAGTAAAGGATTAGCAATACAGTTAGCGAAAGCAAGGAAAGAAATAGCAAGAATGAAGAAAAGAGAGGCAGGGTTACTGAAATCCATCATGGTCATCTCGGACAGCGTTGGTGTTGTCGAGAACGAGCATTTGTTTTGTTGGATAATCAGTAACGCAAGGACTTTCAGCAAAGAAGATTACACGGAAGAAATGAAGGAGTGGATGATATGAACAAAGTGATACAAACAAGACATGGAGAAGCAGTGCCTTTCTGTAGGATAGAACATAGAGACGGAACACTAGAAATCGTATTGGAGTTGATTAACCAATGAGAACACACATAGTAACAATAGGACAGAACAAATACTTGAAGGTAGAATACATAGGTAAGCCTAGAGGTAGAGGTAATTTATATCAAGTGATAGCATCATTCAGGTGTAATGAAGTGAAGGTAGGTGACCTACTAGAGCAAACTAAGGTAGGGTTGGTAGCGTTCTCAGACATAGATGCTACACGACCACGATATAGGATACCATCGCATTCAACAGTATGGAGTGAGGAAGAGTGAGTCTTAATGCGTTGTGGAAGCGATTGTTCCCACATCTTAGTCCGAAGGAAGCACATGCTGAGATAATGAAGATTAAGTGTATTAGGTGTAACAACACAGCAGACATGGTAGACATACATCCCGTTCACAAAGTGTGTGATGAGTGTTGGCGCTCCACAACTAAGAATCCATTTAGTAGAAGATAGAATGAAGTTAGTATATAAAGCAGCAATAAAAAGAAAGAATGAAGGAGAAGTGATAATATGGAATATATGGAATTAGCAGAATTGAATAGTTCAGATAGGATAAAGGGCATCAAATCGCAGAAGGCAAGGGCGTTGTTTACACATCGTTCAGCACATGAGATGTATGCTATACCCAAAGACTGGAATCCATTACAGATGGCGTTGGTTAACATTGATGACAATGTGTTACAGTTAGCATCAGCAGGTAAGCACATGGGTTATCCATGTTTCTTACGGGCTTGCCCTGAGACTCCACGCCACGGTGTGATTGAGTCTATCAAGTGTGATGATGAAGAAGATTTGATATCGAAGTTTGAATACTTGAGTGGTGTTATGAAAGAGCATGACCCTGATGGGTGTATGATTCTTATGCCATTCATTGATGCAGCAGCGTCTTGTGTTATGGCGCTCTCACATCCTGAAGTGGATGCAGATGGGTTGACTGTGATGATACCCGATGAGGAGACAGGTATGGATAAACCAAAGATGTTCCAAGGTTACAATATCATGGGCGTAGGTCATGATGGTATTACAGCCGGACATGGTTTCAATCTTGCATTCCCTCTTCGTGTAAATGAACACAGTAAAGACAACATGATTATGAATTCACTATCTTATGCACCTACTCACCACGAACTTGAGTTTGTTTTCACACAACTACAAGAACATCGTGACCGTGGTGTTTTGGATTTACCAAAGATGAACCACAGACTCACACAGATTCGTGGTGCTCCTTCACATACTCCTGTCAACCCACCACCTGAAGGTGTGGATACTATCGGTATGATACCACAGGGTGAGTTGATTATCAAAGACTTCGTTGTGATGAGTGGTCTTGAAGAAGTTGCATGGCTTGAAGAGAACATTACTCCCGAGAAGTGTCCTGATGGTTTCATGGTAGTCGAGCCGAGTGGCTCTCGACTCTCACACATCTATGCTCACTGTCGTGGTGTAGGCGTTGCTTATGCCATCACTCCTTCTGTTACTGTAGGTGACCGTTGGGTTGAGGCTTCAGCCGGATGGGTTGTCATGGATAATGATAACAAGTTTGAGCCTAAGCCGTATGCTCCTTATGCCTACCTTGATGACTTCAGGCGTGGTCTTGATGATGGTAATACATACTGGCGTAAACAACAGGGATGGTTCTCTACCTTCTTCCATCAGTGGGTCAGTCTACCGATGAGCAAACCACAAGATGTTGCATACCTAGCAGGTATGTTCTGTGCTTGGTTACCCAAGGCTATGCTTGCGCTTGGTCTTGGTGAGATGAGACACGCTCGCAGTCTCAAGCAAAATGCTAACGCTGAACTATTCGCTACTATGACTGCTTGTGTTGGTAGTGATGTGTGGAAGAAAATCAACAAAACTTCATACTTAGACTCTACCCGTAGTCACTACTATGCTGCTATCTCACACATCAAGGTTGACTGGGGCGACACAGCAAAGTTACTTCGTTTCTTAGCAAAACATTTCGCAGCAGGTTGGTCGTCATCATACGGTGGCGCTAAGTGGGGTGACTCCATGGAGAAGGGCGCTGAGGTGTGTGATGCACTACAAGCGTTCACTGACAGTGCTAATGAAGATACACTAGCCAATCTTGTCAAGGTTGTCAATGTGGCCGAGAATGCTGTGCACAACGGTGGTCACTTGTTCAACAAGTGGTTGAGCAAGCATGCTTTCGATGTAGGGACAGAAGGTTTCAATCCTCGTAGAGACATGAACAGTATGTCATCAGTATTCCAAATGGCTCGTGAGTTCTTAGATAACGACTCAAGAGATACAATGGAAGCAGCCACTTCGCCTGAAAACAATTGGAGTGATATACTTGACTTCGTGCTGACTAAGAAGCCTTCGTATTGGCGCAAGAACCCTATCGCTACAAGCACTAAGGTTCATGAGTCGCTAAGAAAAGTCATGGAGATTCTACCTGTTGGTTGGCGACACGGTGACCGAGGCTCACACAACTCTTATTCAAACAAAGACTTCATCATGTGTGGTGTAGCCTCTTGTTCAGTATGTGCTAAGCACATTGAGTGGGCTACTGATAATCCAACAGCACTAACACAATCACAACTCATTAAGATGAAGTCGTTGTTTGATGACTACAATGCAAACTTAATGATTGCACCACCACCTGTTGATGTATGGTTGGTAGGTTCGCAACAAGAGACAAGAGCGAGTGTCAAGGAACAGATTGCTCTTATCAAAGCAAAAGAGTTCTTCCCGACAGCACAGGAGTTCATACAACTGTATGAGGCTATTGACCCATCAGACCCTGATACTCCTGAGATGACTGCGGTGTTGAGCAAGTATCTTGCTAAGCAAGACAACATTGAGGACTACCTCAAACAGATAAAAGGAGATGAAAAAGATGAACAATAATTGGATGAATGGATTTGGAAGTAAAGCAAATTGTCACACAGGCAACCCTGTTGTGTTTACAATAGACGGAGTAGCAATACATGCAGGTGGTCACACTCGTAACGGTGGTTACCATGTTATGTCACCTGCGCCTGACCTTGCTATCGGCCCTGCTCAAGTGATGGATAGAAGTTCTAGTCGCACAGTTGCACCTGATGGTTTTACCTGTGGTGACCATGTTGACGGAGCATCGAGCCACATCATCAGTATTGACTGGCCTGACTTCAGCATCCCACAAGATGTTGGTCGTGAGTTTTGGGTTGCTCTTGTTGATGACATCAAGCGACTCGGTATCAAGACTGTATCCACACAGTGTGTTGGTGGTCATGGTAGGACAGGCGTTCAGTTGTGTATCCTCGGTTATCTCATGGGTGATGCTGAGTGTCTCAAGCAACCTGATGCTGCTTCTCTCATCGAGTATGTTCGTAGCATCTACTGTCACCATGCTGTCGAGGGCAAGTCACAACAACAGTATGTTGCTGACATTCTTGGTATACCTATGGGTAAATCACTATTCCAATCATTCGGTGGGGGTAACAAATTCAACTTTGTAGAGGACAACCCCAAGCCTAAGAACAAACCTAAGATTTACTTGGAGGAGGATGACTGGGATGATGAGCAAGGCTTTCCTGACAGTTGGGATATATATTCTTGCCCTGAGTGTGGTAGTCATGAGTGGATTCATGCTGATGATGCTAAGTTGAAGAAGGACTTTCACTGCGACAAGTGTGGTTGCCCTGACATGATGTTAGCCACAGATGGACTATTCAACATGACAGATATATGTCCTAAGTGTGACGATACCATATCCACCTTTGCTGAGATGAAAGACGGTGTATGTCTGTGTTGCTACACAGAAGATAATAGGAAAGCCAAAGTTCAAGATGATAAGATTCAATGTCGTAAGTGTAAGAAGTTCGTGCTTCCTGAGTTCATTGACATGGATACACAGATGTATCACTGCTATGATTGCATTCGTAAGACACGCATCAAAGCGGAGGAGAGAAAGAAGAAAGGTAAGGACAAATCCAAAAACTACCCTGCGAAGAAGAAGAAAGGTAAGGGTAAGAGCAAGCGAAACATCATGCAAAGACAAGCAGATGATATACAGTCTATACTAGATGAATGGAGATGAGTTTAGTATATTAAGAAACAAATAAAAAAAGGAGTGAGAAATATGGAAGAATTTGGTAAACCAAGATTACAAGTAAGAACGCAGTTTGATACAAACAGAATACACATACAGGGTGTGGGTCAGCCTAATGTCAATCGCAAGTATGGTGTTGCTTTAGAACTTAGAGCACCACCTGCTTTGACTGAATGGTTGAGTGAACAAGAACCTACACTGGCAAGTCCGGCAAGTGGGTCTATCCTCTATGCACCTTTGTCTGTGATTAACTATGTAGAACATGATGAGGTTATGCAACTACTGATTGAGGGTAGTGAACTTAATCATCCGAAAGGTGCTATGTTAGATGTCAAAGACGATTCACTTGCTGTCAAGACACTGATTGACTTTGTTAAAACCACAGCATCAGGTTTGACTATACAAAGCGGTGAAGTCTATTCTACTAAGGAAGAGGAAGAGTGATTACTATGATAGCAGACGAGTTGAAGATATATCCAAAGATGAATGCGAGAGTAGAAAACCTGATAGCAAAAATGAAATTAGGTTCTATAGAGTCTATGAATGGTCAAATCATAGGGGATAGTTTTCACTTACCGTTACCTACGAGAGTTAACAACTACATTAGTATACGAAGGGATGCCTTGTCTACTGCTTCGTGCAGGGCTGAGGATACTCTAGGTTTACATCTTACATGGGTGCATTACCACATGGATATGATGAAACAAACCGAGTTAGTAGATGTCATCGCATGGGAAATGTTGTATAATAAACTAGCATCAACATACGCTACCTCGATAGAAGAAATCAATTGTCTACAAATGGCTATATCAGGTGACCCTGCTAAGCCGTATGTTCGTGTAGCAGGAGTCAAACCAATGCACATAGATGAGAAAACTACACCTGAGTTTGTAGCGTATGCCAACAGATACGCAGAAGCGTATGACTGGGATTTAACAGAACTATACCCACCTGCGTTGGCGCTATCGTTTGAAGAGGTGTCTGCGTTTGATGACATGATTAAGCATGTGTTTGGTGGTGATACTATGTCTTTCTTTGATGTAGCAAATCAGCCTACGGGAGATGATGTATCACTCGCATGAAACCATGATAGTCTCTTGATTCAGGAGTGCCTGAATCTTTAGTATATAAAGCAGCATTGATAGAGGTAATTATGATGAAAGAAGATATTGAAAAACTACTCAAACACTACCAAACACAACTGAAACATGTGTTGGATGAATATGAATTCAAGATATGTGATGTGTGTTTGTTACCACATGACGGGGATGGATGCGTTGTCTGTCCTCGCTGCGACGGGTGTGGTGAAACAGTCGAGCAGTTATACACTGCTCCTAACGGAGACGGGTGGTGTAACGGTTGTATGGAATCTATGCATGACATAGATGACCTCATGAGAGAATACAACCAAAGCCGATAGTTTAGTATATAAAGCAGCAATAACAAATAAAGAATGAAAGGAGAGAACCGAAATGAAAAAAGAAATAGAATACATTGGTCGTAGCAAGATTGCTATACCAACAAAAAAGAATGAACAAGAAATATTGAAGATGCAGTCGTATGGGTCACACTATACTTGGCGTAGTCAAAGCAACTACTACAACTTGTATAGTAGTAGAAAGCCTAGATACTTCCTTGGCTTCCATCACACACCATCAGGTGTGCTTTTGGGCTTCAAGGCTAGTCGTGATGCTAACCCTATCAAAGAGCGACTATACTCTAATGGTAACTTGGTGGTATCAGGTGCATGGAAAGCGTTACCCGTAAATGAAGAACTTGACCAACATAAGTATCTTACCAAAATGCTTGCGCTCATGGATTCGATGGATAGTGACCGCATGAATTGGAATGTAGTGTCTATGCACTTCAAAGACCAACATTTGGATAGTTACAAAAGCCTATACTTGTATGACGGTAATGGTTACTTCATCAAGCAAGACCTAAGTTATTTCTTTGATGTAGGCGACATACTACAAGTTGGATTCAAGAATATGCCGAAAGACGGTATATACAAATACGAAAGTGAGAAAACAAAACAGATAGAAAAAGAAAACAAAATGAAGGAGATGATAATATGAGTGGAGAATGGCAAGGTTGGCAAAGTTGGAACAGATACAAAGAAGCAGGTATAGTGGAGAACGCTGTAGATTTCAGCGAAGAAGCGATTATCGTAGACCACGCAGTAGGTAGGACAAAAGATGCTATTGGCAAATGTTGGCCTATGGATGCTGCTGTAGCATACACATTGATGAAAGGTGGGCCTGATGCTGCTCTTACATGGAGTGACATGGTTAACACATACACTCGTGCTGCTGCTGTCATGATGACAGGTAAGGTTGGGTTTGGTGTAGTGCCTACTCCTGATACACCTTCTTGTGGTCATGATGAGGTAGAGGGTTACACTGTTGAACTTGGTGAGCCAAAGATATCAAGTGCAGGTGCTTTATACCTAGCGTCATCGTATGGTTACAGAACACTCGGTCAATGGTTGGATGACCTTGACCCACTTCACTATGAAGCACATGACCTCGATGCTATCAAGAAGAAGTATACAGGTATCAGGATGAATAAGAACATGGACTTACCTGCTAGACTGTTAGTTACAGATGAGTGGTTCTCCGAATTACTCGCCTTGCTTGTTGATGCTTTCAATCGTGGTGATGATGAGTTTGATACTCCTAAAGAGTTGACACCTCTACTCATTTCAGCAACAACCAACATGATAAGGTCAAGAAGCAAGACCTACGGTGAATGTAAGTGGAAGGGTAGTGACAAAGTTTGCTTGCACCACGACAGACCTACATCCCGCATTTGGTCTATGATTAGAAAAGACGGTAAAGAAGCAGGTATGTCCGGTTACCACAGTGCGTGGTATAGAACTCCATGTGGTAGCGGAGACAACTACAATCAATGGAACTTCACTAATGTTACCATAGCGCCAAAGAATGTGGTTGCATGGGATACTATGCGTCGTGGTATGGCTCAGGCTATCCCTGAAGATAAAGTCATTGGATACATCCGTGAGTCGTTGACTCGTATGCTCAAGCGTAATGACAACATCGTATCAAAGACTGGTCGTGGTAAGAATTCTATTCACAAATGGTCAGACTGGGGTTGGCTCGCTGAAATGAGTGCTTATGTCAAGAACACAAGCAGCAAGAACCGTAAAGCAGGTGATGTCGAGAATGGTTGGGTGTATACCAAAGTTCGTGCTCGTAAATCCTTTGGTCACGAAATTGCTGACTTCGTATGGAAACCAAAAGATACTATCAAAGACTTTGTTGTAGGTAGGCAAGAGCCTTCTGACTACTACACATCAGGTATCATGCAGAACCTGCGCTTCCCTACTAAGGAATCGTGTAAGCAATTCATGGAAGCATTATCAGCAGCACACATTGATGCAGGTGGTCATTATGCAAATCGTGAGCATGATGGTCTTGAGAAGAATGAAAAGGGTAAGTGGAGTATACGCTCTATTGAAATCACTATGACTATGCATGGTCGTATTGACCCTGATGATTACTTATCTCCTCAAGAAGTTGTCACTATGTGGCGACACGCTGCTCCTGCCGTTCTCGCTGAGCACAAAGCCAACTTCGAGAGACACCCTCAATACACTGTCACACAAGCCCCACCTACCACTACCGAGGGAGCGACGAATGGTTGATGATAAGTTTCTCAATGAGTCACTAAAACCCTCGGCCATCACTCCTGATGGGTATTGGATGCTACCGGATGGTCACACCTGTGACCTCCGGCATGTTCAATTAGAACTTCCCGATGGGAGGGGTAAGGAGTGGGTTGTCGGAGTAGCACTATCAGCAGAAGGTGTCTACGATGTTTGCCCTGAGTGTAGGAAGAAGATGGATGATTCAATGATATTGATTATGGAGAATTACCATTACCTAGTTGCTCGATGTTGTGACAAACTACTATTGTATGAAAACCAAAAATTGAATGTAAGGAAGATGAGATAGATGACAGAAGAATTTGAACCGGAACTGAAAGTATGGGCTTTAGAACACTTTAACCAAATGGCTATACAAGCCGTGTGGCGACCCGAAGGCACAGGTTGTAGATACAGAAAGACGGATGAGCAAACGCTAACACTTGAACAGCGACAAGACCATCCTGATGCTGAACTACAACATGAGAGAATAACTCAACTGTTTGCGTCGGTCAACATTAGTATGATAGATGATAACCCTATGATAACAAGTGCTGCTTTATCAGCAGAAGAAGCATTTAGACAGGAGATGCAAGAGCGACAAGCGATAGCGGCATCATGGACTAATGAGTGTGGAGAGCCGCTTGCATCACTACCGCTTGAGTTGGCAGAACCCGTATACTTAGGTGATAGAGAAGTCCTACTAGATGATGGAGAGACTGCTACAGTGGAGGACTGGGGTGTATCCGTTCCTTCTGTTGGTTGTGGTGATGGGTTTGTTGTAATGAATCCTGATGACTATAACTTACTAGCAGGTGATGCTTTGTTCATGAGATACAAGTCGGATGAAGATACATACCTAGTTGCCATGACTAGACAAGAGATGTTCAATATGACCAAGACCGATGAGTTAGGTGTTCTTGTGGGTAGTGAATGTCCTGATACTGGCGTTAAAGTTCCACCTTGGATGTGGGGCACATACTGTAAGAGAGTTAAGGCTGAGCACTATTTCTTAAAGTCAGTAGAAGGTGAGGAAGAGTGAGGCTCGCCCCTAACCCCCTAATAGGCACTAAGTGGACTAACAAATACACTAAGAAACATGCAGTGGTAGTCCTTGAGCCTTCATTTGGTGTCTACGAATTAAAGTATCTTGACATGAAAGTTGAGAATCAAAACTGGAGTGCTCGTGACTTATACAGACATTGGGTGCGAGACGACTTCCCATTAGATGAGGAGGAGTAGACATGACAGAAGAAGTAGTATGGCAGTCAAGTAGTTTAGAAGCAAAGTGGAAGGATGGGCGTGGAGATGTCCGTCTTGCATCTGTAGACTTCTATGGTAAGAAATGGATTGACCTTCGTATACTTCGTGATGGTAAACAACACACAAGACATGGTGTGCGCTTGTCTATAGAACAGGCAAGGGAGATGCTACCTAGACTCGTAGAGGCTATCGAGAAAGCACAATCGGAAGAAGAGCAAAACGATAGAAGTTAGTATATAAAGCAGCAATAAATATTGCTATCATGGAATTTGAGATATACATTATAACGATAGTAGACGAACACACTAGCATGCCATACATTGGCGAGTTTATAGGTGAGTGACATGAATATATTTATTTTACATGATAATCCTGTGATAGCAGCAAGACATTACTGTGACAAACATTCGCCTAAAATGGTAGTAGAATTATTACAACAACTTGGCAGTGCAGTGATTCGCCATGGTGCTACACCTGACATGATGCCACTAACTAAGAAAGGAACGCCACTCAAAGGCGGTTACCCTCATCACCCATGCACTATATGGTGTGGTGATTCAAGAGCCAACTTTGTATGGGCTGCTTTTCATGCGATAGAATTGTGTGAGGAATACACTCGTAGATTTGGTAAGACTCACTTTTGTGAAATAGGTATACGCCACTTGGCTAAGATGGGTCACCTAATCCCTAATGGCGAACTTACTCCATTTGCTAGAGCGTTTGACAAAACAAACCCTGACCACGATGAGTGGTATGATGAAACTAAGTATACAGCAGTAGAAGCATACCGTCTTTACTACCACACTAAACGATTCGCTAACGGGCCACCACGATGGGATAGGTCACCTACACCACACTGGTGGGTAGCGCCTGAGTTGGAGGTGACGGCGTGAGAAAATTAGAGCGCAGAAGTTCCCAAAAGAAGATGAGTAATCGTATGAAGAAGCGTATAGAGATTGTCATGAATGACGGTAAGCCTCGTAATGTATCACAAATACTTGATGCACTATATGAGGGCGGAAAAAGAAATAGACACATGCCGACTAGACAAGAATTGAGTAAATTCTTGACCAAGAACTATTCAAAAGAGATGCGTTTTGAAAGGCATCCGTTGTCGTTATCAGTCTCAGACAGAACATACCCCACACCGTATTTTAGGAAAGTGAAAGCATGAGAGTGAAAACATACCTACCGAAAGTGATACACATATCAGGTGACAAGCCTGACGAATACCTATGTGGGATAAAGAAAGACGGGTCTAGTTGGCACAATAGATGTCTCACTGACAAGTTTGCCAAGACACTCCCACTGTGTGAGAGATGTTCGGAGTTAACAAATTTAGTATATAAAGCAGCAATAAAAAAGTGATAATATGGAATGGAATGATGGAACAGGAAAAGCGCTACAGAAGTTTGGAGCGCAACTAAGCAAAGAAGAAAAGAACAGACATGAGGGCGCAGAAGATTACTTCGCAGACCCTCGTTTGTTTGTCATGGATATGGATTCAGGTGCAGCAGTGCTGATTGAGCCTAACCGTGAGAACGAAGATGGAAAGACAAAGGGTAGAGGTTATCGTAGATGTGCTCAAGTGCAGCAGCGTATACCTGCTAAGTTCCCTCAGAAGAAAGTGATGGGTCGCCTACTGAGTATGGCTATTCGTAACTTTGTTCCCAAGGATACAGACCCTAGCCACTACAGTGTAGTTGTAGAGAGCGCTATCAAAGACATAGCAGCAGCACTCACTGATGATTCTAAGTGGAATGTAGAAGATGAGAAGCACGCTCCTGCTTTGAACAAAGCGATTAGTGAGTTGATGGATATGACTCTATCCACTCGTGCAGGAGACACGCTCATCAATGTTACAATCACTCCGGTTGAAACTGCTATGATGGATACATCGGCTATCGTGAGGAATAAGCAAGAGGTGAATGCTAATGCCAATGAGTGACCACCAAGACAGCGAGAATTTCGCTTACAACCGTAGTTGGGTAGAAATAGAAAAAATGCTAAGTGAGGCTGAAAGAAAACAGAATATGCATTTAATGGCTATCAATCGAAAGGGCACTGACAAGAAGGAGAAGATGTATCACATGAGAAAATTCAAGGGCTTGGAGGGTGTCATTAGAGGACTTCGTTGGGTGCTCGGTGATTTGAAGATGTCAAGAAAGAAGGTGTTAGGAGATGAGTGAGAAAGCAGAAATATTGGCTAAGTCAGTGGCGGCACACGCAGGTGTAGACCGTGGTATAGAACTGGCACTAGCATTAGGATTATCAGGTAGTCAGTATACTGCTGCGAAAGCGTTGGCTATCAAAGTATCAGGTGACGGGCGTTGGAACAATCAGCGTAGTCCACATGGATTGATGGTGGACTGTTTGTATCTATCCGCTAAGCGGAACGGTATCAAGACAAGCGCTGTCAAGATAAGAGAACTGACTAACAAAGTGTTTGGTGTCAGCACGCAACCTAGACCTAACAGTTGGCAGAAAGAATTTGCTGATTTAATTGAGGGATGGTTATGACGAAGTTTTCTTTTATCGCTGACATACATGAGCGTATTCGCTTGGGTGACCGAGATGAAAAACTAAAACAAGTCGCACGATTGACAACTGCTGAAGAGGCTATTGATTTCTACTTCTTCACCTTCCCTAATCACATAAGTAATGACCCGATACGAATGCTTGCTGATGAAGCATCATCATATTATGAGGTTGTAAGAAATAAGTTGCCTGATGAGAATGAGTGGATGGTGTTAGCATCAGAAAGCGCTAACAATGGCTCAAGAAATTTCAACTGCGATTATGTAGCAGCATTACTCAAAACAAAAAAATCTTTCAGCGAGGTTGCTAAACTATTCAATGAAAAAGAGGCACGCTTGCTTTGGAGATGGGCTTTACACTGTGCACCTGTGATTTCAAAAAGAGCGTTCTTCAATATCCTTTCTAAGATACATTCACTACCCTCTAATGTATTACAAGCGAACAGGAATATCAAAACAATAGACCAAGTTTTCAACTCCCCTGAGTCCATACTTGGTCTTGAAAGATGGTGGGAGTATGATACAACACCTGCACCCATGCGTTGGAAAGCATACACTACTCTTGCACCTCCTAAAGAGAATCACTTAGCAGTAATGATTCCCGAGGGAGAAATCTATTATGCTTACAAAGGAAAAATTCGCAACAGGGCCGGAGTGCCCTTGGCTAAGTATGACGGTCATTTCTACAACCTTGATACTTATTTTGAGATGGTGGATAATGCTGATTCTTTACAGCACAACAGTTCTGACTATACAATTATTGACCGAGTAATCGCTAAGAAACCAAAAGAAATATTCAGTAAGCGTATGCAGAACTATGAAGGGTTTAGTCATCTACTTGGTGATACTGATAACAACTGGAGAGACATAATCAATGCATTAACAAGACCCGATGTTAGATGTGTTCGGCTTATAAAGCAGCATCAAGAGTTTGAACCTGATGGTATTGGTGGGTATGTTATGCATGCTGATAGAACCAAAGTATTCCTAATGGCTAATGATTATCGTGATACAATTGTATTGTGTGCTTTGGATGGTGTAAGTGAGTATGTTGCTGTAGGCGAAACTCATGATGAAAATGTAAAGACAACTATGAGTATGTATAAACAAGACTGCTATGTTGTAGAAGTAGCAGCAGTTCGAGTAAGTGCTAAAGGACAACTTCTTGATTTCACAGTAGTCGGTGTCAGAAGAGACTTGGGTATAGGTGATGTCACTCAGTTTACGGAACTGGTAGAGAGGGGAATGTCATGAGCATGAGGATGGATGATAAAGCAGAACTGGGTATCGGTATAGGATACATACTGGGTCAATTGAAGTTCAATGTCTACACAAGCATGACATCTACTGCTAGGATAGGTTATCGTGTAAGGCGTAGTGTAGAGTGGAGAAACAAAGAGCCTTCTCTACACATACTCTCTTGTATCCAACAAGTATTAGACATCGGAGGACTTACCTATCAGTCTATATGGTTAGATAAAGATTCACAACTACGAATCTATCACCTAATACAAACTCTCGACAAAGAGTATCCTATAGTGAATGCGTTTGCTGATGCTGTTGGTTACCACATGTGGAAGTGGACTTACGATAATCCTGTGCCTACTGTCTATGAGGACTTCATAGCATGGGCTGAATCTTACGACCTCGAACATGAGAGTGTTTCAATAGAAGAATCTTAATTAGTATATAAAGCAGTAAAGAAGGTATAGTCATGGAGAATAGTGTTGAGCCAATTGTTTTAGAGGAGATTGCAGGTCAAAGTGCATTCGTTTCAGACGCAAAGGGCTGGCGTGATGGTGACAACTGGCCCAGCGCTGTTCTCCTATACGGTAGGCCGGGAACAGGTAAGTCCACTGCTGCTAAGGTTATGCTCCGTGAGAAGATGGGTGAATACTTTGACCCTATGAATTACATTATTATCAATGCCTCAGATGATAGAGGCTTAGATTATATTCGCAACCAATTCAAACAGATGAGTGCAGTCAAGGCTGTAGGCACTGACAGGAGAGGTATAATTGTAGATGAGGCTGATGGTCTTACTCCTGCTGCTCAGGATGCACTGAGAGGTATCATGGAAGAGTATGCTGAAAATGTCATTTACATCTTTACATGTAATGATGTTAGCAAGATTAAACCTGCTATCAAAAGCAGATGTCTCGTGTATGAGTTCAAGCCTATTAACCCTATAGATGGTGGTGCTAGACTACTGAGTATCTTTTGTGATGGTAGAACAGAACCTCATGACTTCAGTAGCGTATACATGAAACTCGTTCACTTCACTGGTGGTGACCTTCGCAGTGCCATATCCATCGCACGAAACCATGATAGTCCTTTGTCATTAGAGAAAGCCTTGGAGGATGGGGGTAACCCATCACAGGCTGCTCTTGCTGCTATTGGCGGCGAGTATGGTGAGATGCGGAAACAATTTTATTCCATGCTTGACCGAGGGTTGTCACTGACCTTCATCATGCGAACATTCCATGAGAACCTAACCGAGTTCTTTGAGATGGATGAAGATACTACATGGCTTGTCATGGGTGTGTTGGGAGAGATGATTCCCCACATGTATGAGTGGCCTATCGGTTCACATTCCTTTGTTGATTGCCTAGTGGCACGACTTAGAAAGGAGGTAAAAGTATGACTGAAGAATACGAAGAAACAAATGATGAGCAAGTAGAAGAAGAAATGGATACTGGTAATGTCACATTACCGGCAGGAGTATTGGAGAGACTTAGCCAATACGCTACCCGCACCAAGCAAGAATTGAAGAAAGTAGTCAATGACTATCTTGAACAGATTGCTAAGGAACATGAATGCGGTAACCCTGCTGATGAAGATGAGGATTTACTCATTGACTGGGCTGAACAGATGTTCATTGAAACAAGAAATGTCAGTAGTGGCGGAAGTGTAATGGCAGGTTCAGTGCCATTCGTCGGCTGCTTTGTTGGTGTAGATGAGAAGAGAAGAGATAGAAGAAGCAACTTAGTCACTCGTGCTAAGCGTGACTTCACTCTTGACCCACTCGCTGCTATAACAAGCGGCCAAGTAGGTCACTACACAAAGACAGATGGTGTATGGTCACTGACCACTAACAACGGCACTACTAAAACTGAAACGCTAGTTGGTGAAGTTCCACCTCATTCTTTCGTAGCAGACAATGAGCGCATTTGCTTGTTGGCTAAAAGCGGTAGGGCAAAGGCCATGTCAATGAACGGTAGAAACTACCATTTCTTAGGCGCTGCTGAATCAGACTTTACTAATGATGGTGCTATTCAACTATGGCGCTTAGACATGCAAGGTGAAGATGCCGATGCTGAGATTCTCATAGGCGAGCCTTGTCGTATCATGGCAAGACCTCCGAGTGAAAATGCTGCTGAAGGTTTCAAAGATGTCTTGAGCACAGGTCTAGGAGCATCAAAGACTATCGAATACACAGATGAGTTTGTCAATGAAGGTCAAAGAAAGTTGTTACAACCATTCAAGTTTTGGACTGACCATGAGTTACATTCACATTATGCATCATTAGAAGATTTAGCAGAAGTCTTTGAGTCAGGTAGTAGAACATTCACAATCAACGGAGAGCAAGGTCGCAGTGGGCCGATTATCCTTACCAAAGGAACAGTTAATCGTATGTCTACTGAACCTCGTGAGAGTCAATGGGATGAAGATAACAGAAGTTACTCTATAACGCTTACATCTACCGCACTACAAAGTGCATACGGCACTAAAGATTCAGCAGATGTTATGTGTTGGATTGGTAGTGCTTGTAATGACTTGACTGCTCCTTTTGCAGCAAAGACTGATGATGCTATTATTCCTTACGCTGAGCGCTCTACCGTATTGGTTTGTGGTAGAGTAGGTATCAAGCGTAAAGATGGTGTTGATATACCTAGTATCAAAGTCATGGGTGTCTTTGCTGATGCAAGGCGTATCCGTAGGCGACAGACTGGTGGAGATACAGGAGAGGCACAGTTTAACTGAGGTGATTAAATGGCAGGATTTGGAAAGACTAAAGAAGCAAAAATAGAAGCAGAAGCAACTCAAGAACTTGAGGAAACTCCTGCTATAAAGCGCACAGATAGCGACCCTTTCGCTGCTCTACGCAGGGAACTAGAAATCATGAACAACACACCACAGACCCACATCTTCATGGGTATAGCAGGTCACGACAACACTGGAAAGACAGCAATAGTTACCGACGCATTCTCTAAGTGGATTAGTAACGATATACGCACAGACGAAGAGAGGCGACAGCAACTATGGATTATTGACTTTGAAGGTGGTGGTGCTGCTAACAAGTCAGCCTTCCATCGTGACAATAAAAATATCAAATGTTTCGAGCCTTGGGTTATGATGAAGGGAGACAGCACTGCTTACAATTATCCTGAGACACACAATAGAGTGATGTCTCTACTTCAGTTTGCTGTAGACACAGCACAGAAGCAGCGAGAGTCTGATTATGATGGGCCTAGATTGTGGGGCGTGCATGTTACCGGAGTAGACCTTTGGGATAGCGTGTGTGTCAACTGTATGAGAATCACTGATTTGAATATCGCTAAGAACGGTATAGAGGCTGCTGATTGGAACAAGAAGGTAGGTCATCAATGGGATTGGGCTATTCGTAAGACTCGTTTCCATCAACTCACTGGTTTGTGTAGAGCACTTGTAAAACTAGGTATTCGAGTCTTTTGGGAGACTCACCTACGACTCACTAACTACTCTTGGGGCAAAGCAGAAGATATCGCTCCTAAATGGCGACCTGACTGGGAGAAGGCTAGTAACAACTTCGTCTATCAAATATTGATGTGTGAGAGACAGGACACATTAGATGAGGATACTGGTGATGTTATCAAGTCAGAATACACAATCACCTTTGAGAAGAGTAAGACTAACGCTAAACTACAAGGACAGAAGAGGACTACACTCGTCACAGAAGCAGGTAAAGAACCTCAATGGTTCGGTCTACCTGAACTATATGACGGAACACTATGATACTCATGGGGGTTTGGGAGTTAAAAAGTCACAAGTATATCACATCACATCAGTTTCCTATCCCTGATGTTGTTCCTAAGCGGAGTTTTTTTCTTTTTCACTTCGTGTGATTTCCCCCACCTAGTATTTAATGCAGCAATAGAGGTATTATCATGACTAAAGTTCAAATTGACAGAAAGCAATTCATAGAGTATCTATCAGCCTTTGGTAAGAATACTGAGGACTTACAGATTAAGTTCTCACTTACCGATGGTGTAGGTTGGATGGAGACTAGCATAGCCTTCATTTCACATTACTTGAGGAAGAAGCGCCAAGTGAAGGGTGTTGTTAAGGAAGCAGGAACACTATCTATTAGTGAACTGGTGAAGGTAAGACAGTTTCTTAAGGCAGCCAAGGGTGATGATGTAAGTATAGTTCAGTTAGGTTCAGCCAAAACATTGAACCTCACCTGTGGGTCATCTAAGATTACCATGCCTACATCATCAACTATTGTCAGCCACACAAAGGCAGTGTTGTTTCAGAAACTGGTAGATGCTGCCATTGAATCTAAGTGGACTAAGTTTCACGATTGTGAATTGAATACCTCGGGCACTATTACATTAGACGACCTTACTACAGTCTCAAAAATGAGAGGCATTCTCAATAGTAGCCCTGTGTTTAAAGTGACTGCTCATGCTGGTGAGAATGAGTTTTTGATATCAGCAGGTAAGCGACATGAAACTAAACTGTTTACTACTCTTGAGTTGCGTGATTCTACCGGCCCTGTGCAGGGTAGTGTAGCATCTACATTCGGGCCATGGTTGATGGATAACATAGCGCTGTTAGGCAGTGGTGAGGCTACTGTATACATGGGTGAGTCTACCATACTAGCGCTAGAGAAAGATGATGATGTCTTGGTTATCGTAGACCAAAGGGCGTGATTACTTGATTATTGACTGGTATTTCCCACCTGATACAGATGACTTCGGACAACCGAATCTATACATACGCACCCGTGGTAAAGACGGGGTGTTACATGAGAAGCACATAGAGCCTCATGATGATGAATACATCAAACCACACTGCTGGATACCTACTGATACAGACAACTGGAAGTTAACAAGGATGCTCAATCGGCATCCTAGTGTTATTCTACATCAGGATGTTCGTGCTACTGGTATAGATGGTAAGCAATTGATGAAGGTAGAAGTAGACAGACCTACAGACCTGTGGGATATCAAAGATGAAATGGTTACTTATGAAGCAGACTTGAATTACTTAGACCAACTTCTTCTACAGATGTATCCCGACAAACTACCTGAGTTCAAACCTCGTGTGTGGTATTTCGATTTAGAGTGGGATACTAAAGATGACTTCACTACAGTTATGGCTGTAGTGGATAGTGACCTCGATACACCTGTTGTATTCGCATGGACTGATGATAGAACAAACTGCTCCTACCCTGAGACTGGTAGGCACTGTGAAATACACGAAAGAAAGGTTCGTGATGAAGAATATGAACTTCATCTTTCTTTTAGCGAAGCATCTATGCATAGAAACTTCATTGACTTCCTACATGAGCGTGACCCTGATATTCTTGTAGCCCACGCTATCATGTGGGCTGACTTACCACACCTTATGCGTAGACTCAAAGACCCTGACCAACTCTCACCACTAGACCAAGTTATTAGACCGTTCAAGGCCGACCACTACAAGGACACTCAACAACCAATCAAAGGTAGATTGTGTTGGGATTCAGCAGCACCATGGAAATCAGGTAGTGGGTTCGAGACTATATGGCAGAAGTCAGGAAGAGGACAACTACCTAACCGTAGGTTGAATACTGTAGCGGAGTCTTTAGATTTGGGTAGTAAACTTACAGAAGAGATTGAAGGCATGACTGTTCACAATGGTTGGTATGAACACTGGGATGACTTCGTAGATTACTGTCTACTTGATACCACATTACTGCGTGACATAGATAAGAAACTAAACGCTCTTGATTTCTTCATAGCAACTCAACAATTGTGTGGTGTATCGTGGGCGAGCCTACACAAAGTTACTCGTTACTTTAGAGGGCTTATCGGTAGGAGAACCGAGAAGAAAGCGAAGAGTGCGGTAAATGTCAGCCGTGAAAAACTCACTGCTGCTCACATTCCTGACCCTATACCGGGTCGTCACGAAGGTGTAGCCATTGTGGACTACGCTTCACTGTATCCTAACATTATAATCAGTGATAATCTATCCTATGAAACCAAGCGTGATGCACCCGGAGAGGGCATCAAAACACTTGGTGATGGTTCTCACTGGTGTCAAAAAGAAAAGGGGCTGTTACCTTCTGTAGTAGAAGAGATGTTAGCACTGCGTGCTGAGTATAAGAAACTCATGCGTGAGTCTACTGACCCTGATGAGAAACTAGGATACGACATGATGCAGACTGCTGCTAAGGTTCTAGTCAATGCTCTATACGGCATGACTGGGATGAAAGCCCTACAAGGTATGTGGATTGACAATGATATCGCTGCTGCTATTACACATCGAGGGCGTGAGGCAATTCACCACTTACTACAGGAAAGTGAGGCTCAGGGCTACAAGTCACTCTATGGTCACACAGATTCGGCGTTCATCCAAGTGCCCTTTAATAAAGCAGCATCGTTAGCAGACCACTTGACTAAGACAGCACAAGAGAATCTACAACTCAATACTATGGAAGTTGAACTTGAAGCATACTTTGACTACTGGATTACTGCGCCTGTAAAGAACCGATACTTTGGTATCAAGGTGTGGCCTGAAAAAAGTAAGGGTGAAATGAAGATTGCCGGATATGAAATTAAAGCATCTAGTTCTTCTCGCTTGACCAAGCAGATACAAAGAACAGCCATGCAGATGATAGGTGAGGGTAAAGATGAAACAAGTGTCACTGATGTGCTTAGAAGAGTTAGTTTGGATGTCATAGATGGGAATATACCGATTGAAGATGTAGCCTGTTCTACTAGATTGACAATGGACTTCAAAGATTACAAGTCACTACCTGCGGTAGCCAAGGCTGCTTTATATTACAATGAGCATGTTGCCGAGTTACCTGATGACAAGTGGGGTAAGGGTGACAGTGTATCGTGGCTGTATGTCAAAGGGTTCGATGATGATGTTCCCGACTACTACACATACAAAGGTGAGCGTAAGAAAGTAGACTTCGTTGCATTCCGCAACAAAGAAGAGTTAGATAACTATGCGATAGACTGGGATAAGGTTTTGAGCGTGATGGTGAAGTCTAAATTGATGCGAATATATGAGAGTCTCGACTGGGATTTAGATGTTGCTTCCGGTAGCATCGTGCCTAAGTCATACATCTAAGGAGGAATAAATTATGAAAGATAAAACAAGACAAACAACATTGAATGAATGGGGCTTACATACTGATGGAACTAGACAGACTAAACTCACTGAGTGGGGCATGACTGTAGAGAAAGTTAGTATAAAAGGTAACAAAGCAAATAAAGGTGAGGAAGAATGACTGAGGAATCGTTTAAATTAAAGTGTGCTAAGATTGCTGCTAGAGTTCTAAACTTACTAGGTGAGAAGAACAAACAGTATGGAGATAGTGCATTCGACCCTATACGATTCTTTAGCCACCTCGGGCCTGATGCTGGTTTAAGAGTGCGAATAGATGACAAACTAAGTAGACTGATGCGTGGAAATGACAGTATCGAAACTGATAAAGATGTCATAGAAGATTTGATTGGATACTTTATACTACTCCGCTTAACTATGGAAGATGAACCTCAAGAAGCCCCTGTTGTGAAGATAAAAACAAACAAGTTTGGAGGTAAGAAGAATGAGGTTCAATCCGAATCAAAAGAATGATATTGAGTATCAGTATCCTGAGTTGTTAGAGTCTTACGATAAGTCTTGCTACAACTGGTCGCCTGACATGGATGACAAGATTCTTCGTATTACTAAGTCATCAGTAGGCACATTCGATTTCTGTCCTAAGCAGTATTACTTTCAAAACATACTGGGCTTGCGTGGTGAAGAAAGAGACTACCATGTTCGTGGTAGTAATGTTCACGATGCTGTTGAGTGGTTTTGGAAACAAGCGCCTGAGATAATGCCTGAAGTTGAGAATTTTATCACTGATGGTAATACTGAATTAGCAAAGAAAGAATTACGAAAGGCTATGCCTGTTCCACCTTCACCTTACATCTATGGTGAAAAAGCGCAGATGAATCAATACAGCGACTGGCAATTTGAAAGACTCATGCACATGCGTCAGAATGCAAGAGACTGGCTACCTATCGGTAATGAGGTAGAGGTTCACGCTACTAGAGTGGTGGTTGCTAGTGATGGAACTGAAGTTGCTATACACATGAAGGGTTTTATTGACCGTATATTCATTGATGCAGACCACACAGGCATCATTCTGATGGAGTTAAAGACAGGTAAGTGGGTAGAGAAAGGTGGTCGTAAGCGCTCTTCTATGCGTGCTGAAATGCAGTTCTACCGTATGATGTTAGAACATAGCCCACACATAGAATACCTACCTGTAGTTGGTTGGGGTTGGCAGTTCCCCGGTGGTGGTATTAATGGAGGAGACGGGCCAATGTGGGATTATGAAAGTGTCAAAGGCCCGGGTGGTCGTTACGCTCCAAAGACTGTAGAGAATAGACTCAGGCGTGTAGTAGATGCACACTTGAATGATGACTTCCCTGCTGAAGCCCACGAAAGAAAGTGTGAGTATTGTGACTTCATGGAAATGTGCCCTGCTTGGATGGGAGACTTAGCAATTGACCCGGAGGATATGAGGTGATGTTATGGATAAAGAGGGTTTGGAAGTTGCTTGTGAAACTATTAGGATGGGTCTTTCTGTCAAGTGGCCTAATCTTGAGTTCAATGTTCGCCTAGCGAGAGTTGGTAAACATAAGAGAATCAATGTTGTCATGGGAAACAAACCTAGCAACGAAGAAACTCTATCGTGTATCTACATAACCATTCATCCATCAATGTTAACCTCATCTAAGATAACAAGCACATTCGATTCGATTGTCAGTATAGTGATGAAACTGGCCTACATCTTGGAGAGTAGGGATTGACATGTCTTTTATTCCACTTGACTTCCCTCGTGAGGTATTAGAGATAGCCTCCAATGGAAAGCAAGGGGGGCGTTACTGTGTTAGAAACTGGCAAGAGTTAGAGCGATACTGGAAAGGTAAGAATGGTAGTGGTAATGTTTACTTCACAGCCTACGGATATCGAGCAACCAAGCCACCTAGAAACCATAGAGTAGATTACGATACACCTATCATCCGTCACTTCGTTATGGATTTTGATTGTAAAGATTTCAAACAGCGTGGTGCTGATGTGGACTTTGCGTTCATGCACGAACAGGTTAAAAGGCTACATCGTTTTTTGTTACACGAAGATGTTAGGCACTATGTTTGGTTTAGTGGTGGTGGCTTTCATTTCTGGATTCCGTTAAGGAACATTCACACTCCCTCAGATGGATATAGTGTTGCTAGAGTCAAAGAGGGTGGTAGAAAACTAATATCATCATGGCACAAGAAACTGAACCTATCCTGTAACGACCCTACTGTAGCATTCGATACATCGGGTATGATTCGCATTCCTAACTCTTACAATAGCAAGAGAGGTTGCTGGAGCATACCACTAGATAGTGACTCAATACTAAACCTAACTCATGACGGACTGATAGAAAAAGCACAAGAGCCTATCAGTGGATACATAGAGCATGGTCAGACGGACATACAAATCACTGTGGCTCAGCGTAAAAGTCCTTTCAAGAAACATGTAGAGAAGGTTGATGGTTTACCCGACATCACACTCGGTGATATCATAGTATTACCATGCTTGGCTCAGTCAGCATTAGGTGAAGGTAACCCTACACACAAAGCGAGGTTTCATTTAGCCTCATTTTTAGCGGCTAGGTTTCGTTGGTTCTTCCCTCCTGATGCTATTGCTAATGAGATAAAGGCAAGTCATGTGGAGAGAATTATCCGTATCATAGAAGAGCAAGGGTGGGTAGACTACAACCCTAGAATCACTCGTGAACAAGTAGAAAACATAGTTTACGGTGGGGCTGGTAATAACGGATACTCAGCAGCGTCATGCGCTACACTTGAATATGATGGGTTATGTCTTGGTAAGTGCCGTTATTTTGACGGTAGTATAGGTGATTAAATGAAACATACAATACACGCACGACAATGCGCTATCTGTGGAAAAGGTTTGGGTTGCCGTGTCAAAAAATCCACCACTGTTTGTTTATCATGTTTGAGCGATAGAGATAATTTACCGGAAGAATACTTTTGTAAAGGTATCTCTAAAAGTTCGGGCAAAAGATGTAGAGCGATAGCGTTAGATGGATATTGTAATCATCATAAAAATCAAGGTGAAAAGAATGGCGAAGCCTGACTTAATTATTGACTCTAATGAGCGTGGTGCTCTTTGCGAATCTATAGAACGAAGGGCCAAGAAGGAAGGGCTTAATGTAGTAAGACAACCTTTGGTAGTAGGTGATTATCTATTAGGTGCTGCGTGTGTAGAAGCAAAAAGTGTTACCGATTTATTTCAGTCAAGTCATAGTGGTCATTTGTGGAGGCAACTCGACAACATGGATGCTAATTATGAGCGCTTCTTTCTAGTCATCCATGGCTCTATCGCTAAGTATGTTGCATTCGCTAAGAAGCAAGGTAGACATCTAACACATAGTAGAGTGCAGAATGAATTGACTGGCACTATCGCTAGAATCATGGCTGACTTCGAGTGCCAAGTTTTCTTCACTGCCAACATCAGTGAGGCTGCTATGTTCATCACAAAATTACACAACAAGTTACACAAGCCCGCTAGTAAACATGGCGCTCATGCTATCAGGAGAGTGTCTACTAACGATGTAAGGGTGGATATGTTACTCACTATACCGGGTGTAGGTGCTGAATTAGCAGAAAGGTTACTTACTAAATGCGGTAGCCTAGAGGAGATGTGTTTTCCTGAGTCACTTAAACAAGTAAAGGGCTTAGGTGATAAGAAAAGACAACTGATTGTAGAGACTTTAACAAGCGAATCACCTGTTCATATTGAAAGAAATGTTAGGCGTAGACGGGGTATATAAAGCAGCATCGTAAATCAAATATTCAGGGTTAGTATATAAAGTAGTAAAAGAGGTAGAGTTATGAGAGAAGTTACAGACTACCTTGCGGTAAAGAAATATCCCTTCTTCGAGGGCTATGTAGATAGATTTAGTAGAACAAGTATAGACAATGAGATACCTGCTATGTTATCTTTCTTCTATATCCAAGGACAAATAGCAGCGCCTTTCATTCGTATCCCATGGGATGCTAGCCATCTTGACCCCCGTGTGCATGTGTTTTGGATTCAACCTTCAAGAACTGGTAAATCTGTAGCGTGGGAATTCATAGGGGATGTGTTGAAAGATTGTGGGTTAGAACAGGACATGTATACCTCGGGTTCGGATGCGGGTCTTATCGGAGGTGTTACCAAAGAGGTCATCGTTGATGAGAACGGTAAGAAAGAAGAGGTAGCCGTTCAAACAAAAGGTATGTTAGCCGGTCAAAAAGCACTAAACTTCGATGAGGGTAGTATCATTCTCAATCCGGGTAAACACTCGCAAGAGACTGTTCTGTATCTACAGTCGGCTTGTAACCCCATCGGTAGTAACTCAAACATACTCGTGAAACACTTGAGTGGTCGCCGTATTGAAACTGAATCACTTGTCTCACTATGGATTACTACCTATCCACCTGCGGGTGTCAAAGAGTATGTCTTGACAAAGGGTATCTTTCAGCGTGTTCTGTTGTTTTGGTCTGACTGGGATATGGATAGGCGTATGGGTGTGAGTATGAAGCGTATGGAAAGAGCATTCACTAAGACTCCTAAACAGAAGTTGTCATACGAAGAAATCATTGAATATTTTGAAGGGCTACAAAAGCGGTTGCGTGACCGCATACTAGACTTAACCGAAGTTGGATTCGCTGAGTGGGATGGTATGACTCGTGAGGAGCAAGAAGATTTAGTTCAGTCAGTAATGCATGAAGTGTTTACTGCTGATGATTCTTTCTATGCAGCCACCTACGATTTGGTTGAGGATTTGTATTCGTTATTAGACGATTTGAATTTCGCCATAGCGAATGTGGTATCATCATTCGTTCCTGCTATGGAGAACTATTCTGTTATTCTTGCTACTCACATAGCCATGATGGATGAGAAGTGGGTGGTCACTGGTGACCATTTAGACATGGCTAAAGAAATCATTTACGACTTATTCAAGAATCTAATACTATGGCTTGAGGGCGAGGTAGAAGTAGGTGCTAAACAAACTGAGAAGGCTAATCATGCTAAGAATTGGAAGGCTGCTTACAACTCAGTCTCGCCTGTCGAGTTAGATAAGAAAGGTGAAGGGTGGCGAAAGAAGGCTGTTGTTATCAAACAGTATTGTCTCGCTGAACAAATTACTAGAGGCACAGCATTTAATCGCTTTACTAAATGGGGTGCACATTTGTTCGATGCGGCTAAGGATGCGTCAGTAGTATATATTCGTTTGAAAGAGGCTGATGTGTGAAGTTTCAAAAACTAGATGTGGGGTGGTTGTAACATGAGTGGGATAATGGCGCTAGACATAGAGACTGGTAACTATTCTTGGGAGATAGGTGGTTGGGATAAACACTCTTTGTTTGAACCTACTGTAGTAGCCACATGGGATGGTAACGATGGTCATGTATTTGCTAAAGAGGATATAGAAATGGTCAATGCTACCGTTCATCCCCTGCACCCACGCACACTTGGTGACCACTTACAGAAACATTTAGACAGTGGTGGTAAGATACTCGGCCACAACATTCGTAAGTTCGACTTACCTGTTCTAAACGCAGCACTAGATTGTTGGACTGCTGGTGAATTGATTGGTAAGAGTGACAGTATCATTGATACCAAGATACTCATTGATAAAGCAGCATTGGCTGTTGGTAAAGTTCACACCACACTAGACACACTCACTCGTAGCACACTCGACCTATCAAAGAGTATGCAAAGCAGTGATGCACCCGCAGCATGGCGGGAAGGTAAGTATCTTGAGGTAGCCGACTACTGCCTCAAAGATTGTCAGTTGACCTACGACTTATACAGGTATGGCGTAGACAACGGCATTGTAAAGAGCCGAAATATGGAGGATGGCTCTATAGTTGAAATTGAGGTAGATTGGAATGACTGAAAGTAATACAACACAAAGACTGAATATAGAAGCAGTGAAGCGAATCGCTGAAACTGTAAGAACAACCCTTGGGCCATTAGGTATGGATAAGATGATGGTAGACGGTGGTGGTAATGTTATCGTTACCAATGACGGCGCTACTATCTTGCGAGAGGTGGATACAGCGCACCCTGCTGCTAAAATGGTAGTAGAAGTATCTAAGATGCAAGAATCTAATGCTTACGATGGAACTACAAGCACAGTAGTGCTTGCTAGTCAATTGTTAGCCAACAGCGAGAATTTATTTGCTAAGGGCTTACATCCTAATGTTATCAACAAAGGATATTCTGTAGCAAGAAATATGGCTATTGAGTGCCTAGAAGGTATGGATGACGCAGGTGGGGATTTACTAGCGATAGCAAGGACAGCCATTACTGGTAAATCGTTAGAAGCATCCGAGGATAAGGTTGCTGAGTTGTGTGTAGAAACCATAGAAGCCGTTGGTGATGCTCGTGAAGTCAAAACACTCGCTGCACCGGGTGGCGCTTTATCTGATTCATACCTGTTCCGTGGTGTAGTTCTAAACAAGGACTTCATTGGTGGAGGGGATGAGTTCAACAACTGGGCTAGTGATGACGGTGTAGAAGTTCTACTACTCAACGGTGGGCTAACAGAAGGAAAGGAAGCAAATAATGTATCAGTGCAAGTGACTGATGCTAACTCATACAGTCAAGTTCAATCAATGAGTAGAGACAAGTTGTTAGCGTCAGCAAAGGCTGTAGTCAGTAGTGGTGCTAATGTTGTAGTGTGTCGTGACGGCGTTCATGATACAGCCATAGCCTATCTACGCAAGCAAGGTATATCTCTAGTGCAAAGAGTTCCTGAGAGCACGATGAGAAGGCTCTCTAATGAAGTAGGTGCGCCGATACACATGTTCCCTGATGCTACCTCTACTACAGGTAAGGTGCTCATCAAGAGAGAAACTTACAACGATGTATCCTATCTATTCATGCATTCACAAGAAAAAGAGGCTACGCTAATACTGTTTGGTGCTACTCAATCCACACTTGATGAGATACAGCGTGGGTTCGATGATGCTCTTGGTGTCGTGTCACTTATCAAGAATGGCGACTCTATGCGTTTTGGTGGGGGTTCTACTTACTTAGCCATAGCCATGCATCTGCGTGCTAATGCTACTGCTATAGGAGGGCGTGCTCAAATGGCGATAGAAGCATTCGCTGATGCTCTTGAGGTAATACCTGCTACTATTGCAGAAAACGCAGGGTATGACCCACTAGATACCATACTCGCTATGCGTCATGAAGTGCCTAAGTTCTATGGCCCTGATGTGCATGAAGGAGGTATTGTTGACATGCAGGGAGTATATGAACCAACATCACTTATTCGTAGCGCTATCAGTGGGGCTACTGAAGTCACTAGCGCTATCCTACGCATTGATGATGTCATCGGGCGTAGAGGGGCTGAGTAAGATGAAGAGTAAAGGAAAGGTGAAAGCCGCCGTCTGCTATAGATGTAAAATCAAAATGAAAAGAGTTTACGAGAAGATAGATAACAAGTTTACAGGTATAGGTAATAGGTGTCCTTCCTGTAACACTATATTTGTTGATAAAGAGTGATTCATTGTGGGTAGACTGTTAGATAAACTCAAAGTAAAGTGTAGGGCTTGCTTACACGAACATATACCAAGAAGGCTGCAAGCACGCTACCTTGATGGTAAGCGTGAGCGAATAAACCTGTGGCAGTGCAAAGAGTGTGGTCACCTTTGGCAAGATAGTGCGTTTACTCGTCGAGCAAAATAAATGACACATCATCTTCTTTTAGTAAAAACCATGTTACTAAAAAACCAACAATAGCGCTAAGGAGAAACAAGAGAATTAGATATGTCATGTGAAATACACCAAGCCCCTATTTTATCGCAGTATGAACTATATTTATTTTTCATAGCAAACATATATCCATTGTAAGATAATGGATTATCACTTATCCAAGAATCGAACCAACCAATATCCCAATGAGAATTAGCAGGAGGAGTCCAAGTTTCTATATCGGCTTCTATTAGAGTAAATCTACTATCCTTAACACAATAAGGCCAAACCAAATCTATTACATCTTGTGAGTTTTCTATAATTGTAACTGAATTAAAAGTATGATTATCTATTAATTCTTTATTTAGAAAACCTATTCCTAAACCTGCTACTAATATATCTCCGGTAGCGTTATCCCAAAGCCATTGATGTTGATAATATTCTGTCGCAGAATCTTTCATAATAGAACCACCGAGGCTCAATTTAACTAATGAACATTCACCATTATCCATTTCTATTTTCCAATTTCCAATTTGATTTTCGGGTATGTTTATTCCTAACAACTTAATCACCTAACTTAAAGTTAATTTATATTCTACAATTGTCGTTTCTGTGCTACCACCAACTTGTGCTTCAAGTTCATAAAAAATTCTTATAAATTCTCCCGCATTTGCACTAACACTTCCGCCACCTCTACCTGCTATATTTCGTAGAAGAATTCCGCTAAGTGTTCCCTGCGATGTTGAATTCATCGAACCACTTGTTAAAGTTCCATGCACCCCTAATCCACCGACAACCCCATTTGAAAGTGGTTGCATGGCAAGAAGATGTCCGTTGGTAAAATTGGTTGAGTCTTGTAAAGGCCAATTATTACCTATATAAGTCCGATTGAAAGGAGCAAAACTAGGGTCGCCCGGCCAATCAGCAATTGTATTAGTTATATTAGATTGAACAGCCCCTATTCTATAATCTAAACTACTCGCAGTTCCGTTTGGACTCTCTAAAAAGAAACCTATAGCCGGAAATAAGAAATCGCATTTATTTCCTCCGGTAAATCCACTATTCATGATAGAATTAAATGAAGTTGCAGGTATTGTGGTTTCTACTTTAATATTAAAAGGCTGACCAACTAAAGTTTGATTTGTTGCTGTTATACTCGCACTATTTGTGGCAGTTCCACTAAGGGCAGGTATTTGAATTGGAACAGCACTATTAATAAAAATTTCTAAAAAATTAATTCCATATACATTTACGATTATTCCTACTGAACCTCCGCTAGACTCCGCAGCATATATTTGACTAGGTGGTGTTATTCCCGCAGGAGGTGTTCCTCCACCACCCGCATTAGCCTTATCTTCAGCACAAGCACCCGCTATGGCGTTATACAATATAATCACACACCTAGCGCTAACCAGTTGTTACTACTGTCTATACATATACAAGTAACACCATTATACCCCGCTACTGTTATGCTACCGTTAGCAGCGCCACCGTTGATAGTAGCACCACCAGTGGCTGTAACAGTAACAGCGTTTGACGACCCTGCTAGAATAGTAACTTGAGAGCCAGCAGTTATCAATACACCACTAGGTAAATTGTAAGTTTGACCCGAACCCGTCATTATAATGTATTGACCTAAATCGTTGACAACACCATTTCTGTTACCCGAAGATACTATTGTGCTTTGTAATTTCTGTGCATGTAGTGTTACTAATTCTGTAACACCACTAGCAATTTGTCCTGCTAAACCTAGACTAAAAGTTCCGCTACCAGCAGCAGCAGCCACACCAGCACTTGTTAGAATTTTATCGCTAGCACCTAAGTCAGCATTGAATGTAAGGGCTTTACTGCTACCAGTAACATGAGCGTTAGTTACCTCTATAGTTACAGCATTTGAAGCAGCATTACCATTGTGTAAACTAAGTTTGGTAGCATTTAGAAGTGCCATTCTTTTACCAAGTAATAAACCAGCATCGTGTATTTCAACTACTTCAGTTCCGGCGCTAGTCATAATTATTTTATCGTCGTCTGATGTGGTTTCAACATCTATCTTAGTGTCGTTATCAGCATCCACTATAACGCTACCACCACCACCACCGCCGCCGCCTAGTGCTGCTATAGAAGAAGCAGTAACAGTCTTGACTACATTACTACCATCTGTGTCTTGTATTAGCACTTTATCGTTAGCAGCCACTGTTGCTGCTGTGTAACTGTGACCAGCGATAGCAGCGTTAACATTAGTTGCATCCGTAACATCAGCATTAGTCTCTATATTAGTCAGTTTAGTGCGCTCACCTGAAGTTATTATAGCACCTGAACCAGCGTTTGTGACATCGCTCAAGTCAGCAACACTCGATGCTGAATTAAGAACTGTGTTAGCCCCATGCTTAAGTGCGTTTGAAGCACCACTGTCTAACCATAGAGTGTTAGCAGCAGTTCCACCGGGGTTACTACCAACTGGGGTAAACTCAAGTCCAGTAGGGTCTATTAACCCTGTAACTGTAAGTTTACCATTAACAGTAAAGGTAGAAGATGCTGTAGTCCAAAATAACTTAGCATCACTTGTATACCCACCGCTACCATCCGATAGTTGAACTAGACCAGTAGCACCACTTGACGATTGAGATGTAATCCCACTGTGAATGACTTTTACAAAAGCAGTGCCGTTATACACAAACATCACAGCATCACTAGCAGTCAATGTAGTGTTTATCCCACTTGGGTCGAATGTTACAGCACCCCCACTCAGCACTGTTACTATAATAGCGTGACCGGGAGGGAATGTTCCAGTAGGTGTGAGATTTTTAGTTCCAGCACCTGTAAAGGTAAACACTTGTGCATCATCAAACTCAAAGTTACGACTCGCTGTTAAGGCTTTGATACGACTAGGGCCGAGTAGATGTGTGTGTCGGTTTGCACCATTCGAGTCAGCGCTACTAAAGTAAAGATTTGGTGCATTATCATCTTCGTTATACGACATCCATAATACACCGTTGTTACCAAAGTCACCGTGTTCATCTGCACCGTGTATCTGTGCTAAAGCAGTATGTGAATTTAGATGGTCTGAATCACCCGGAGAACCTGTAGTGACAGGAGATAGATAGAAAGGTGAAGGTCGGATAAACACACGCTTATCGTTTACTTCTGTTATAGTGAGGTTAGCAGTGTTACCAGCGCCCGGAGAGTTATTGTGAACCGCCCTTACAGTAGCAATCACCATACTTTGTTTATTTTGAGCAGTGCCAGCCACACTCATTTTCAAGTAAGCATCTGCGTTACTACCCGATAGGGATGGATAATTACCAGCACCTATAGTGCTCTTTGCGCCTTGAACAAACTTAACACTACCGTCACCTAAGCCACCAACAGCAACTATGGCGAACAAGCACTCTTCGCCACTGCCTAGGTTAGCAATAGAAGTGCCCGATAACATATCAGCACCAGCAGCCAGTGTTACACTGAATGTAGCACCACCTGAACCGTCATCCATGTTGTATAATACACCATCAAGAACACATCGGAATGATTTGATAGTGAGTATATGGTCACTAGAGTTAGTTACAGCACCGGGTAAGTTGGCGACATTGTTTCTATCTGTGCTACCAAAAGCAGTATCGTGTGGGTTTAGTATACCGTTACCGTGTAACCCTTCGTATATGTTGGTCAGGGATGGAGATAGTATGTGGTCGCCGTCTCTTAATCCGTCATTAGTTCCTGCTGTATGTCCTGATAATGGGTTTTGTGCCATCTTATCTCACCTCTATTAATATCTGAATTCTAACTTCGTTAGCCGTTGTTTTCTTAAATGATGCTATAGTATGTCTAGCGATAGGTATGCTACTAAGAGCACCCCTAAACTGCACGAATACTTCTTGTAAATCTTCATCAAAACTATCAGTTGCGGGTAAGAAACCTTCTACTAACAATGATGAATCGCTGATTATGCGAACAGTAGGATTGATGACTTTAGCAGGTCTACCTGCTGACCCGTCACTTTTAGTCGCCGGACTACCATCAAAACCAATTACCATTTCATTGATATTGTTAGCAATAGTATCTATCAAAAGCCGTCTTACATGATTCGATATAGGCATCTATTCACCCCTCTCTATTATTCTAGTAGATTTACTACCACCTATTGTTTCAGCATTAGTGACTCCGACCACGCCTCTACCCATGCCTCTACCTATAATGAATCCATCCCCGGGTAAACCATGAATTATCTTTTCTGTAGTGATAATGGATACTATTTCTATATCACCAAAGAACGCTAGATTCTTTTCAATAACTTGTTGTATAGTATCCTGTTGTTTACCTGTATTTTTAGTGCCATCGAGAATACCTTGTAACACTCCTTCTACACCAGTCTCTACACTCAAGAATACTAAATCAGCAGTATTGTTTGCTAAATTGTGTCTAACCTCTACCAGTATTTTTCTTCTACCTTCATACTCTATTATCATACCCGGCCTTAAATCCCAAGAGTTAGGATGTCCGTTGCTAGTCAAATTACCTTTCATTACTGAATTGGCTTTCAATATGTTACGGCCTACTTCTCTTGCTTGCTCATTACTACGAACTGTGAAATCACCCACAACTTGTGGCTCTTCTAATATTTCACCGTTAGAGCCTGATTGTTTCTCGGAGTCATTAACTTCTGCAAAGGCTGTGTCGTTTACTGCTGTAGGTAAACCTTCTACTATTACACGATTGGAAATGTTTTCTATTGGGTTGTTTATTTTATCACCAATTCTAGCAGCAGCATTAACTACTCTACTACCTTCTTCAAATTGGAATGGAACATACAATAAGTTACCAAACCTATCGAAATGCACTACCCTACCATCGTGCCTACTAATAAAGCGTAGAGCATCTATCAATGTTATACCGTGGAAATCAGTGCCTAAGAAAACATTACTATGTCTCCGCCTGTCAATTTTAGAATTAGCAGCACTTAACGGTAAAGATATACTCACTGATGTCAAAGTGTCTGCTATATCTCTACTAATACGAATTGCTAAATCTGTAGTTCTTAAACCAGCATCAATTGGTTGTGCTATGTGCGCTTGAGTAGACTCAAAACCTAAATCAATAAACGACTTAGACTTTGTATTCTTAACAGCAAAAGTTGTGCCTGTGCCACTATTCATTACATTAGACGGCCTTAATCTTTGGTGAGTAAGTTCTTTTGCGTAGAACAAAACAGGTTTGTTATCAGCATTGTCATCTGTTATAGTAGAGTCCATGTAGAAGATTGAGCCTTGATATTTACTACCATGAGTTTGAGGGTGTTTGATAATCATAGAATTTTCTAGTTCGGTTATGTCATAAGCACGCCCAGTTGCTACTCCGTATGTGGCAGTTTTCTTTTGCTTCACAGTGACCTTGTTTTGTAAATTAGCATCGCTTGTGTATTCGCCTAGATGTAATGCATTATCTACAAAAGTAGGTTTACGAACAGACTTCATAATCGTTAGATTGTTTACAGTTCCTGTTCTATAGTTAGGTAATAATGGCATCAACTATTTCCCCCATGCGTTCTTTTACTATAATCAACATCACCTTTGTGTCCTTTACCGTGTAATGCTTGACTAAATCTAGCCTTTACAGTATAGTCTTTATCCACACCGTCTCTTCTTGGTGCATCACTTCTAAAATGCTGTAGGCTATTTTCGCTGATAATTAATCTAGTTACATTTGATTTTAAACTTGTTTTATCATACCCGGCAACTTCAGTTCCTAGTAACTTCGGCCCTTTTGAAGTAGGCACAGTATCACTAGAATCTTCTACTAAGTATACAGGTTGGTAAGGAGCATTTGTATCAGGGTTAGTAGCACGCATGTAGAATCCACTGCTCGCTCTACCATTCGATGTTTCATAAGTAAACATACCATATTTACCACCAGCAGTGGCTGTGTAAGCGGTGCTACCTACTTGTTTGCTACCACTGTGTAGGGCAAGTTGTGGTCTAAACACTGCTATATGTTGATTATCAAGTAGTCTTATTGGTCGCACTAAGAACTTAATCGAGTCATCAGTCTTGTTTGTTTGTGTTGAAATCGAATTAGTTATTTGATACGGATTGCTTGTTTTATAGCCTACAGCATTAGTTAAATCAGGTCTACCCCATCCTGTATCATCAAATGGACTTGCGAAACTACGGCTTTCTAAGACATAAGTGCCGCCCATTGGTTTAAAATTAGAGGTATGGCTAAACCTCATTACACCACCATGAGGTTGAGCAGCAAAAGATAGAGTGGTTAAGTCATAGTGACCTAAAGTTTGAGAACCTGACTGCATACCTCCGTGTAGTATCACACGCTGACCCACACCCCTGTTAGTGTGTAAACTGTGTGCTTCTGAATTTATAGCAACCATATTAGTATTAGCACCAGTTAATGATTGCATTGTTTGACCTTCTATACCTACTCTTGGAGACGACCTTGAT